TGTAACAACGCCACCAGAGTAAACATCCGGAACCCCAGCATTTGGGAAAGGATGCTCCTTCTGATAACGCATATAACAAGAATAAGATTGATCTGGACAATTTCCAAACCAGATATCATCCTCATGTCTTGTCCACTTCTGCGGAAGCCCTGGAGTGTTAATCAGAACTTCAATCGTATCAATAGTAGCAAAGCGAAGGTTATATCCACTATTACTCTGATTCGACGTGATACCCGCATAGGGGTAGTTATAGATGAAAAAGGAATCTACCTTATTAACCTCAAGGGTAGCATCCGCTGTTGCGAGAAAGAAAGAGGGTGCATATACCGCTTGATACGGGATAAACTGTACCACCGGTCCTGTAGTCTGCAATCCTGGAAACTTATAATCCTCCGTCAATTCCAGAATAACCTTCCGGATATAAACTCCCGGAGGACTAGGATAAGAAGCGGCTGGCCTCCCTTGGAGGAGGGCGGCGATTCCTGGATAAAAGCTCGAAACAGTAAGTGCCATTGGCTCTCCTCCTTAGAAAATATAAAGCGTTGCGTGCGCTGTAGCGTCGGTAGGATGTATCGTAATAGTAGATTCATTCGGAGCTACAGGAAGATAAACATCCAAGCTCTTATTCTTATTCACAACATGAACCCCGATTGGCTGTCTTGGTTTCCCATTCGTATCCACCAAGCCATGATTTATCACAAGGGGGGCATTCGAGGAACCCCAAGTATACTGATTCCCCGTAGATCCAGATGCCCCTACCCGGACAAGAACCCCATTCGCATTCCCTTGGGTAAAGGTATTAAAATTCCCAGTGGAATCCTTTCCAGTAGGAACTCCCTGATCTAATCCCCCGTTGACAACATTATGAAGAGACTGCGCCCACTGGAGCTGCTGTCTAGGCAGCCCCATAGCCATGTCCACTGGATTTATACTGCGTGCCATATCCCCTCCTATACAGGGCTTTGATTCGGATCAAAGGAGCCGTACATCTGAATCTTTGTGAAATAAAACTGATCTGCCTCCTCTGAGATATCCGCTTGTACCTCAAGAGAGAGCTGAGGTGAATGCGCGGTAAAGATTCCAGGGGCGTTAAAGAACACCTTAGTCTCCTGTGGAACATCTCCAGGAGAGGATGTGTTGATAACTAAGGTTGAAAATACAACTCCTGAGATCAGCACCGTTACGGTAAGTGGAGCTGTGATTACCGCAAAATACGCAAGATACACAGATTCAATCGTAATATCTCTTCCGAATGCAATCTCCTCCTGCCCAAAGACAATAGAACTGGCACTAGGGCTTTCGGAGGTAGGAACTGCATCTGTTAGCACCGAGACTACTATTCCATTCCGCCCAATACTAGGAGTCTGCTGCACCGATGTCATTCCGGTTTGGGAGAAATTTCCATCTCCAGAAACAGAAGGCCCAAGCGCTAAGGGACAAAGGAGCTGCACGAGTATTCCAGCATCATAAAATGCAATCTGCCCCCAGGTATCATTCATAGCTACGAATGTATATAGCATCCCTTCAATAGCTAAAATCACAAGGGGAAAAACTTGTCCTCCTAGGTAAACAGAACAAGCTCCAGAGGAGAGCAGCGCCCCGGCATTGGTTGCTAGGGTTGTATAAAAAGCAGCCTTAATCTTTGTTCCAATGGAGGTAAGCGAACCTGCTACGCGATAGATGTCCGTATTCCCTACAAAAACCCCGCTCTCATTATACTGCGTAACAAGAGCTGGAAGCTGCCCCCCTTCTCCCTTATCCCCGAGAGCTACATGTGAGATCTGGTATGGATTAGTTCCACTAGCAAGTGCGCTTGCATAGCTAAGACCCTGTGAACGGATAATAAAGGCCGTATTATTCGAGACGATCAACCCCGTGAGAAAGTCATTGATATCCGCGAGTTGCTCAAATCCAGCCCCTGTAATATTCCCAGTTGCAGTTATAGGCGCCCAGATATCCAGATTCTGCGCTGCACTCCAAAGAAACATCATATCTTGGTTTGTATTAACCACTCCAGCAGCTGAGATCATTCCCAGGCCGATTAGAGAGCCAGCAAAGCGCCTTAGTGTCTTAACTCCTTGGTAAAAAGTAGAGACTTGGAAAGACTCAGGAACGTATTTTAAAATCGCTGGTCCTACGTTTCCGATATAAAGCGTTCCGCCAACAGCGACACAAGATGCCGGAGGGGTATCTGTAGAATTAACCGCAGTATACGCATCCTTCCCCCCCGAAAGGTATAACGGAGTTCTCGCGGGAAAGTAGTAATACGGAGTAGTGGCTCCCGTAATGAAGGATAAATCCTGAATTGCAATCGCATTCCCTGCTGCTCCGGGAAGCGCTGCAGAAAGTACAAGCGAGCTTCCATCGGAGGATACGGATGCAATCACATTTGGATCAGCGGCATAAGTCCCTCCTCCATCAATAGCAGTAGCCATCGCAGTAAGAACTGAAGAGGCATCACTGATAACTTGCGTTATCGGAACAGGAACGAACATTGCTGTTGTTCCCTCGGAGTAAGTAGATACTCCTGGCGTTCCAGAGTTAACAATGATTCCCGTTACGATACCACCAGAGGAGGTAATTCCTGTGATAAGAAATACAGCCGCAGAATCAACTCCTTGTACGACGTAGTAGTAATCTCCAACGGCATATCCTGAACCTGGAGAAGCTATAAAGGTCGTCGTATTAAACTGCACCAACAATCCAGCACGAGTAATCTCAATAAGAGGAAGAGATCCAGTCCCATTCGCATTTGCATTTGCTATCGTCTCGATAGAAGGAGATACGACAGTATACGTATTAGTGCTAATTCCCTTTGTGATCTTCAGGGATGTATTCAAAGTCCCCGGAGTTACCAAAGCCGCGCTTCCGACAGAATACCCATATCCACAACTTGCACAAGGAATCTGATTCGTAGTAGTAAAAGAGAAATTCTGATTAAGCGTAGTTGTAAGAATATTCCCCGCCGTCCCTACAGTATCAACCGTAACACTTCCAGGGGCATTATTCCCTTGCTGAATGTAACAAACCTGCCCAGGAGCATATCCCGTTCCGCCAGAGATCGAAGCTGTTAAGATCTGACCCGGATACGTAAGCGTCGTAGGATCAGCGGCATTATACGAAGTAATCGTCTCAATCGTAACAACTGCCCCAGCTCCCTGAAGTGCAATAGAAGCTTGCCCTACTGTAAGAAGTGGAAGCGTAAGAGACGCTGAGACTGCTAGTACGAGTTCGTTGTATAGTGTATACTCCAACGTATCATTATAAACTATAACAGGAGTTCCTCCTATAACAGGAACCCATGCAGTCATATAGTATGTATAATCAACTCCCGCAGGAGGCCCAGTGACAACAGTTGCCTTTCCCCCAAGGATATAATTCAACGTTCCATAAGTAGAAGAATAAAACGACCCTGCGGCCAAAAGCGAAACTCCAGTAACTTCTCCCCAAAGAGGAGGAGTTGGCAAACTCTCAAACGTAACGCATACCAGTTGATTATCCACAACCAGCATCCCATTCATCAAAACTGCACAGTTCGGTGCGATATACGCCGGCGGCGCACTCGTATCCATCCCTCCAAATGGAGCTTCTTTTCCCCCATAGGTAATCTCAAGGCTAATATTTCCAGTCTCTTGGCCCTTATCATCTACCTGTGGAATGGTTTTAATATGTCCCATAGAAGCTCCTTTTTGGATTTATTTTGCTGAAAGATACAGAAGAACCTGCCCATGTGGAATTGCAGCGATAACAACCGGGCCAGATAGCCATCCTAGTTCATAGATAGCAACCTCGCTACCATCAGTAGGGAATGTCCAGCTATAAGATCGCCCGGCTACGTCAGTAAGAGTGAATACATCCCCAGGAGTTCCACCAGTCCAGTTTCCACCTTTTACCTTAAAGTTAGCCAGTGGAATAGTTCCTGTATTTGTGATTCGGAGGATTCTCCCTGTGAAGTCATTCGCCACTTGAAGCCTCCTTAGTTGAAGTTATACGTGAAACGAGTAACTGTTCCGAAGAAATCAATCGTGCCTCCAGCTCCGGCAGTAAGATTAACTTTGACCGTAATCTCCGTATCCGGGGCAGTCTGGAATTGTCCGGGAATAGGGATGGTGATTACATAAGGAGTAGCAGAGGCGGGGAGCAGAAGTCCATTTACACCCAGTGCAACAATGGGGGTAACAACCGGAGCAACTCCATTCGCCCAGACAGTTAACGTAGCTCCGAATTGAGCAAGGGTTGCAGCGACTGCATTGACTTGATAGATGACATCAATAAAAGTCGCGTACATTCCTTTCTTAATCGGCCCACGCTGGACTCCAACTCCAGTACCGTTAATAGAACCCGCAATCGTAGCCATGTTTGCAGCCACGATAGGGGGATAACCAGGAGGTAGAGCCAGTGGGCTGCTGGTATTTGCTACCAGCGATGGCCCAGGTTGCGCAGCCGCCGTTCCAAATTGTTCCTGCGCAAGAGAGGGAATCGCATATTCCCCTGTTCGATTAAAAACCAACTCATCTACGATAAACTGAGATGCAGCTGCGGCAGGGACGCGAAGGGAATAAAGTCCAAGTCCCACCTGCGTATAAGCTGCTCCCCCAGAAGTATCCACCCAACCAGATGGCCCGCAGAAGATACACAAATCCGTATTCGGCGTACTCTGAGTTACTTTACCTTCAGTATTGCCCATTAGAAAGCTCCTCTCAGCAGCACCGCTGCCTTGTTAAACAATAAAATCCTCAGTTTCCGTGTACTCATATGGGAGACGAAGTTTCTCCACTGGGGCGAGCTCTTCTTTCCCATCCTCTAAAACCGCTGCGATGGCAATTTCTCTATCCCCTAGAAGTTTCTTATCTGCGCAAGTAGGGCAGAGGAGTAATCCCCTTTGCCACTGCATATCTCCGATCTTCGTCTTCTCATCGCACCGGGGGCAATAATGCCATGCCCCCGTGAGATTTGTATGTCGAAGTCCGTCTCCCATTTGAATCCCCTTTCCCTACGGTCCGCTCGTACCCCATACACCCTGCCAACGAGTTGAGCCAGCAGAGATACGAAGCCTTGTCTTCTGCTTCAACGCGTCAGAGTCGAAGTCGTCGTCAAAATCTGTCTTCGCCCTTTCACGATGATACACACGGAGAGTATGATCTTCCTTCTCCGCAGCAAGGAACCACGCCGAGGGGGAGGTAAGCCACGGAATCTCCAGGTTCTTGTAATCCTCAGGCAACAGCGCGTTAATCGTGTTGTCCGCGGTATAAGGTTTGCCCGGCGACCCAAGGATCTCGCGTACCAGGAACCGAAGCTCAGGAGGAGTGATAAGATACTTCCACCGAAGGTTAATCGGGAATCCCTGGTTATCAATCATTCTAGCAGCATGATTCGTAGCAAGCTGAAGACCAGCGACGCTAAAATCAATATCCGTAGAAGGACGATTAGGCCAGGTTCCCGCGAGGGAAATCACGTTAGAAGCCCCAGGAGCCAGATTAGTAGCCGCTGCGCCTCCGATGAGAGGATGCTGGTTGTTAAAGAGAGAGAGCCCATCTCCCGTGGTTACAGCAGAGGTAAAGCCCAGGTTAAACACATTCCAGGCAATCATCTCTTCCGTAAACGCGGCGGAACGCGCGAGGAGAACTGGACCCTTCTTCACCAAACCATACTTATCATCATCCATAAGCTCTTTCGAGGTACGGATTCCGAGAGAATAAGTAAGGTGAATAAAGCGTTTGGACGGTCCCTGAATCATCTCCGTATACGCAGTCGGAGAATCTTCCGGCTTCTCCTGGAGAGCAGAAATACCTGCCATCTCCATCTCTTGTTCATACTGGCTATCAGAAGTCTCCTCATGGAAGACCTCAGGATAGCGTGAACTCTTCAACTGGTACTGCATGGCGTCGAACCAGATCTTCTTCATACCAGTCTGCATCAACTGCGGGAACTTTGCTCTTACTTGTGCCATTTAGATAGTCCTCCTTTCTTAACCAAGATTCTGAATTGCCGTTACGAGGAATTTCACACGAAGACGAGCATTCGCAATGAAACCATCAAGGGGGTTGATTCCTACAACCTGAACAACAGCATGAGCGCCTGTTACGCCAAGATCAACATACCAGAACTTCCCGCCGCTATCAAGCGTAAGGCCGAACTGATTTGCTCCAGGAGCAAGAGTAGCCTGCGTCGGAGTCCAAGAAGCAGCCCCGGTTCCAACAGAGTTATCACACATAATCTCAAAGACGTTATCCAGATTAGCTTCGATGAACAAGGTTCGTCCATCTGCTACTGGAGCGCCAAGA